CGATATGGAAGTCTGTAACTTTTATTGTTTTAACGCCAGGAACTTGGTTTAAAGCAAACTCAATATCTTGAGGATAGATGGTGTCTTGGAAACCCATTCCGTTGTACCCAAAAGAGGTTAGTAGAGCCTGCTTTACAGCAGTTTCAACCTCTGCTGTTGTGTATTGATCTAGTTTTGCATACTGCAAAGTTATAATGAGATCCACATAAGTAGGAGGCTGAACTGTCACTGTTGTTCCAAGCAAGATCTTGTCTTCTAAGTAAGTTTCAATGTCTTCCTTTAAACGATCGTACTCAATAGTTGGATCTCCTGCATCATTTAATCCAGGCGCTAAATCGGAATCAATACTGCTTCTACTTGGCGCAATATAAACAGTCACAGAAGTCCAAGTTTCTGCAGAAGCGTTTGCTTTACCAACACCGCTAACAGAGAGTGATAGATCTGCATAGTCTTGGAGTGTTACAGCACGGTTTGCTGCTCGCAAAGATGCAGGAGCAGAGACACGAATCTGGTTTGTAGTTTCAGGGTCTGATCCACCAATGGCTGATGCTTCATTTGTTACAGTAATAATTGACTGTAACGCGGTGGTTTCATTTGTTGATAACCCAGGGACGTAAACAATATCTACTAAAGTACCAATTGAAACGTTTCCAATTAACCCACCACCAACCATGTAGTTTGCACGAATTTCTGAGTGTATTGTTGGAATAACGCCTGAAACACCATCTCCAAAAGTAATATAAACACTGTTGTTGGCATCTGTGTTTACTTGGTATACCAAATCAGTAGGTCCATTATCCAAAAGGTGTTGCACCTGTGTCCACTTAGAGTAGACGTCACCGTCTTGAACGTAAAGTTCTGTTGTTCCATCTACAGAGGGTGTTTCTCCTAATTCAAAAGACATATTGGGAAGACCCGTAGAGGTACCAATTAACTCTCCGTAAGTGTTTGCGTTGTCAGAGACAACTGTTACGTAACGACCTTCTAGTGCTGATATATTTTCTGTTCCTGGTGTTGAAGCAACTTGTGGGTCTACGGTTGCATCAGAGACGGTTGTAAAGTAGATGGTGTTAACAACATCTCCAGAAACAAAATCTCCAGAAACAACTGTTCCTGCTGGAATAATAACAGCCGCCGCAGATGTATTAGAGACAGTTAGAGTAGTAAATGCTTGACGATACCCTGCTGGGATGTAGCCGTATGTCTGAGCAATGTTGATTACACTGTCTCTTTGAGTTGCTGTGGTTATAAGTGACTCATTGGCGTTTCGATCAATGTAGTAAGAGATTAAATCTCCCATGTAAGCAAACGCTTCGACAAGGGCTACACCAAAGTCAGACGGATCAGAGGCTGTCCATTCAGGAATACGGTCTTGAACACGAGCAATTAACTCGTCACGGAGTACGTAGTAGTCCTTGCTTGTGTAATCAACTGAAATTGGAATATTTGAAACGGGGGTTACGTCACTCATAGCGTCTCCTGGTATATCGGGTTAGTTCCTTGAATGTAAGCAATACCAATAACTGTCTCAACTTGAGTGTTATTTGGAAGGTCATACACCGTGCTGACATTGATTATGCCAGTAAATTCATCAAAAGTCGTGGTGACAGACTGCAGACTCAGAAGGGGTAACTGAGTTTCAAAGGCTGCTTGAGTCTCACGTTCAATCAAAATAGAGGCATCCTCATATGTACTAAACACGGAGTAGGGAATCTCTGTACCAAAAAGAGGCTGCATAACCCGTTCTTTCAATGCAGTTCCTAGTACGGACCTAACACGGTCAGCCCATATTTTTTGCTGGTCGGTAGACACAGCAATTTTTCCATATGGATCAACCCTAAAGGGAAGAGAGATTGCTATTTCAGCCATTACTTGCCCACCCATCTACTTGGTGTAACTTTAAACCCGACATTGGATTTGTTGACTAACATCTGAGGAGCACGAAGTTCAGTGACTGTTGGTCTACTGGTGGCCCCTGTACTTAACTCTTGTTTAATGTTTCGGGTAGGTATAACAGAGGCAGTTTCTGGACGAAACGCAGAAGATTTATTTCTTCCCGTACCGTCTGTCATACAAGTAAACTCAACTTCGTAGCGTCCATCGTAGTAGCACTGATGACGGGTCTTTTTGACAATCCAGTTACCGTCAGTAGTTGATCCAGTTCCATTTATTTCTACAGTTCTGTATGGAGCAATTCGTGGATCACCTTGACTTGCAGTATCTGCATTGATTGAAAAACGAGAGAGTTGAGCGTGGGCATTAGCAATAAGTTCTGCCATGTGTGCATTACCTGTTATGGCACCTGGCAGTATCTCTACAAATAAAGGGTCTGCATTTGAAGTTCTAAGGTTCTTTCCTACAGTTGTAGGAGACTTTGAAGAAGAGTAGAACTTCCCTGTTATAGGGTCAACGCCGTGAACAATCTTGTCTTTCTTGGAGTAAGAAGCCTTATCAATGTAATCACCAACTTTTGGTTTAAACATATCTAGAGTTTGAGAATTTAACTCATTCCATATATTTCCAACAGGATCAAAGAAAGATAAAACTGGAATAGTTGTTATGAACTTATCAATCATTTTATCTATAGGGTGAAAGTGCAGTTCTGTGCCACTGACCTGTGCCACGTATCCAATACGTCCTGCTAATTCTTGTATTTTTTCCCAGTAGGTGTGGTCTAACATTGACTGCTGGCTAAAGATCATTGGATGAGGAGTTACTATAGGTTTTAATTTAAACTTTTTAGCAATCTCAGTTACGATATCTGGAGCGGTTTTGTTCTTCCAGATTTTACTTACTCCTTCTTTTAGTGGAAGAGAGGCAGCAATTGCTCGTATAGTAACGGGGCGACGAAGAGTTTGTTGGGTGATAGGTGTGTAGTCAACTATGTACCCAAAAAACTCACCAACAATATTGTTGGAAGTTTTCCACTTTAACTTAACAGTTGCCCCTGTTTTTAATCCCTTGTAAAAGACACTGCTATCTCGTAGGTAAGTAATCTCTAAGACGTCTTGCTTTCCAGCCTCTTGTATCAATGTAAAACTTTTTGGTGTAACTGTAAAACTTGGAAAGTCTGGATAAGAGACGGTAAATGAAGTACCTAAACGATTTTGTGTTGTTTTATTCACTAGGTATCCTTAACACAGTTCCTGGAACGATAGTTAATGGGTCAATAATTTCAGGATTAATATCCATGATCTGCCACCAAAGAGTTGAAGCACCTAAGAATCGCAAAGCAATTCTATCTAGACGGTCTGTTTCAACCCAGGTGTAAGAGAAATAAGTTACCCTATAACTTGGGAATGAACGCAGCACAGTTAACTCATATGTATTAGTACGTGAGTCGTAAGCCTTGAATAGAGGGCCGTCAGCGTATCTGCTATCTAAGTAGATCATGGCTGGTTAAACCCTCCACTTGCTGCTCGGATTCCTTCTAGAGTATTTGTGTTAACAAATGCTGGCTGTAGTAGAGGAGTACCAGGACCATCGTTGTAACGACCGCATACAAATCGAACTGTTGACAAGATAGGAACCATACGATTATTAAAGATTGCGTGGTTAATAGAGACTTCGTTGATACGGATTCTGTATCTCATTCCAGCACCTAGATGCAGTTCCATAGAGGACGGACGCAACCAACCAGAGTCTGCGGTCATGCCGTTGTAAGCAGAGGTAAAAGTTCCGTGAGGTCCATTGATTGTCTTGAAGAAGTACTCTAGGTCGTACATAGTTCCACGTTCATATATCTGTTTTCTTTCTTGAACAGGTACTTCTATTTGACCATACGGATACTGACCCCGCAGTGAACCATCCGCATTTAAATGATTAAAATCAGCAATACGATTTAAAAGTACTTCAAAAACAATTGTGCTAGAGATTAATCCAGCAGAAATTGGATTAAAGATATCTTCTCCAGAACTTTCATAGTTGGGGTCCATCATCTGCTGTACTCCCCAAGCCATACTGACTGTTGTTGGGTTATAAAGAAACTTGAAACCATACATCTGTGGATCAAATTTTGTTGTATCTTTTTGTGCCTTGCCAATAGCGTTTACGTATTTTCTATCCATTTGAATAGTTCCGCGTCCACCATTCACTCCACGCCAGGCGTTATAAGCGTCAGAGAAAACAGGTGCATTAATTGGAAATCCTTTTGTGTCTAGTGTTGCACCTAATGAGTCTGCAGAAATCCCTTGACCTAAATATGCTCCAGATACAAGGGGAGCGTTGTATTTGTACTCTGCTGAAAACTCTTGGTCAACCTTTCCGCCTTGATCAGTAACAGTGGTGGTAGTTGCTGAGGAGTTAGGCTTAGTAGGTACAACAGGTTTTTTATTTGTTAATTTATTAATTTGATTTTGAACGTTATTTTTATCTTTCATTAATCGGATAATTTTTGCGTTTGCCTCAGTAATTAAAGCCCGCACAGCATTGCGAGAAGTAATTGCAGCATCAATTACTACCTGATTAGTAGAGGTATTGATGATATCGGAATACTGTTTTACGTTTGATTCTTGTACTTTAATTATGGCTTGTTGTGTTTTGATATCTTTTTCATAACCTTCAATTTGTTTTTTGTAGGTATTAATGGTTGCTTGTTTTGCGGCATCAGAAATTTGTTTTTGTCGTGCGTTTTGTGGGACTCTAACTTCTGAAGGACTTGGGTATCCTTTACCTGTCCATGTCCAGCCTGCCATTATGACCCACCTATCATTGAGATTTCCTTATCGTGGTCAAGGTAGTCCTTAACCTTCTTAGCAAAACGAATTGCATCTTGATCTGTTGCTTGGTCAAATTTAATTGTTACGTTTACTGTTTTATTTCCTGACTGTAATTGAGTCGGCATAGATGCTCCATAACCAACATCTCCTCCACCCTTAATAGTCGGGAATTTGTATCCAGGGTTTCCAGTCTTTCCTGAAAGCCATGCAGAGTTGTTTACTGCGTCCAACACAGAGTTAGGATCTGTTCCAGATCTAAGAGCATTTACAATTGCTGTATACCCACGAGCATCAGCCTTTGCCCCTGTTAGTGTAGATATAGTTGCTTGCAATCCTTCGTTCCAGTTTGCATAGGCTTTTACTCCCACGCTGTTCATCGATGTTGAACCAGGAACAGTAAGGGTTGTATTTAGTGGGTTATACTTAGCGCTATTTTTCCAGTGCCCACCTTCAAAGCGCATCCATGTTGTGAGGGCTTTTACATTC